CTCCTTAGTAGCTCAGTACGTCTTCGCCTAGTATACCGCTAACTGCGCTGTCTAACACGAAGCCAGCCAATAAAGGCTCAGAAGTGAATAGGGTTGTCATCCATGATGACTTGGTGATGTCGTGATGTATACCGTTGACAAGGCTTGGCTGTGTCACGCTCGTATTGCCGGGCATGGTTTTCGTAACTGTGATGCCATCAAGCAAATCTATATCTACGCCAGCCTTCGGCTTGTTGGGGTTGATGTCGTCATAAAGGTTGAGCTGAATTGAGTCGATTCGGACTTCAGGATCTTTGCGGGTAGCCAATATGCCCTTCGCCTGATTTAGGGCTTCGGTGTCAGTTTCAACAAGGATACCGTCACGGATGCCGGAATGAAGGAAAAATGTGTCAATGCTTGTCTGGTCATATACGTTCTGAGCTGTACCGCCTGAGCGAGTTACAGTTACGTCATTAATCAGCGTAGTGTCGTCATAGGCGACAACCGCGTTGGTATAGGAAATCTGTGTGCCGTTGTCATTGAAGCTGTAAAGGCTTGTGGCTGGCCTAGTAATGAGCGAGTCACGATCTACAAACACCACGTTGCTTTGTCCATCAACAAAGATACCGCCAAACTCACTATTCTCAACCGTCTGTAAAGCCTCTAAAACGTTTCTAGACGTGCCGGGATCTGCCTGAAGGGTTGAATTGCCAGTATCTATCTCACGAAGGCTTACAGGCCAATCTACGGCGTTTAATAGGGCATCTACGCGAGCACCTGAGAGTTGACCTGCGCTTGTGCCAGCCACAGTCGTAATGGCTGAACCTGCAAGCAGTTTGAAGGCATCCACGCACTTTAGACTTACTGTCGAAACATCTTCATTGCCTTGTCTAAAGCCTGTGTCGTAATTCGTAATAAAGCCGCTAAACAGGTAATAATCAACGCCAAGATAGGTGGCATAAATAATAATCTGACGCAATGGCACAAGATTGGGATAATAGGCTCCGGCAGGATTCATCGGATTCCAGTCGCCATTCTGATCATATAAAATGACTTCCGCGCTGCCAAACTCGAACTTGCTCGTGATGCGGTTACGACCACGCCTGATATTGACTCGTGTAACTAGACTGGTGACTTCAACAGGCAGCGTTCCAGATCCCAGACGGTTTGTTCCCAATATGCCTTTGGTGGCTGATCCTAAAATCAAAGGATTGGTTTCAAACGCGGTATCGCTGTCAAAGTCAACAAAGACGCGAATTGTGGGAGCTGCCATTAGATTGCGATGCTGCTAAAACGCAGACCCTTTCCGTTTCTTTGGTATTCGTACTGAATGTCCGTGATGACTTCGGCCAAATCTTGAACGGCGGTGACTGAACCTTCGACCGTGACGTTAATTACTGTATCTCCAGCCATAGATTCTTCAAGCAATAAATCTGCAAGCGCAAGTTCTGATTCTGCAAGTGTAACCATCGCGTCTGCATGTGATTCCACAGCATCAACAAGAATGGGATTGCCTGCCGCGTATTCGGCAAACGCCGTACTAGCCAATTCACTATTAGACGAAGGATTGTTGCTAATAACGGCGGATGGCGTTGTGGTTTGCTGTAATTGGCCATTGATGTAAACGTTGTTTGCATCGACATCCATGCGATCAAGTGTCGTGACAGTCATGGTTTTTTGATCAAGTTTCAAACCTTTTTGAGCAAATAAAGTTTCAATCGGTATTTCAATTTTTAATTGCTTTAATAATTCTTGGATGCGTGTGATTTTGGCAGGCCAATCGGTGAACGGATCGCCTACTAATTCATCAAGGCTAGCAAGCAAATCAGCCAATTCTTGCGCAGCAGCTTCGGCTTTAATTAATTGACCTTCAAGAATAATGGCTCGTTTAACATCTTCATCGAGAATGGCCTGCATGAGTTCCAAACGTAGGCGTTCAACGTCATTAATCTTTCCACCTAATGCGGCTGCAATTTGGATGCGTTCAAGATCAAAACGTTGCGCGATTTGACCCAGTATGCCTTCTTCTTTTTTCTTCTTGTTCAAGGCTTCTTGTGCCTTGACTGATTTCTTGGTTAATGCCAATAATTCTTTGGCGCGCTTTGCGGCATCGGCCTCAGCTTTAGCGCGAGCGCGATCAATCTTGGTCTGAGCATCGGTTGAACCACTTATGCTCATCGGAGTCCTAAATGGCGCAGGCTTTGGTTTACCCATATTACGAACGTAGCCAAATGCGCTACCAAGCGGATTGAATGGATCTATGTTGCGCAATAAATCTAAAGCCGTTGATCCATAAGTATTTAAGTCCTTAAACGCAGCTACAAGTCCAGCAACACCGCGAGTAGTATCTGCAATAGCATCGCCAAAGGTATCCATTGCGCTAACGCCGCCACCGATGCCATTGTTACCTGCGAGAATCTGGAAAGCATCAACTAAGCCTTTACCGATTGTTTCTTGCATGTTGGCGTATGCCACATTCAGAATGGCAACCTTGCCAGCATAGGTATCTAAATATGCAGCGTTTTGTCCGGCAAATTGTTTAGCAAGTAAAGCCTGTACGTCTGCAAATGATGCGGTCTGCAATTCTGCCCGTGATAACCCGGTGTTATATTTAGCAAGCGTTTTCGTGTTACCTGTGTAGGCTTTGCTTAAATCACTTGCCACGCTGACAACATCAACACCTGAACCTGCTGATACATCTAAGGCTAAACCTAAAAGTTCTTGTGACTTTGTGACTGAACCTGTTGTGGTCAATAATGACTGAAACGCTGGACGAAGTTGATCATCAAGCACACCGCTAGTGGCTTCAAGGTCTGAAATAAACTTTGTGACGCGAGAATCTTCAAAAGCAAGTCCGAGATTTCCTAAACTTTGACTTAATCGCTTGGCTGCTAATTCATCTTCGCCGAACGCCTTAACTGCTGCCTTGCCAAATTGATAAACTTCTCGTACAGATAAAACGCCAATAAGGGTTTTACCAAGTGCCTTTAAATTGCCTTGTAATCCACCAGTTGCTTTCTCAGCTTGTTTGAAACCTTTATCTTTAAACTCAGACGCTATATCAATGCGAATGTTTGACATCAGGCAGCCTTTCTAACTGTGGCACGTTCCTTAAACAAACGACTGGCTTTATCAATTGCGCGCATAACCCCATCCAATGCTTTACCTTCGTTTTCAGCATAAGCAGCAAACAAGATGCGACCAGTTGATTTTTGGCGACCATCAAGCGACTTCATTGGGCCAATGCCATTCATACCAGCTATAAATCTGGATCCTGCCTGTGGGTTGTTACTTTGACTGCGTGAACTGCCGCTTATGCCGCTTGCACGTCCAGCCGTTTCGGCAATTGATCCTGACGCTGATTTGTTGAGCAATGAGTAAAGGCTTGCGAATCCGCTCATGTTGCGCTTACTACGTCCAAGTGAGTAAGTCAATCCACGCCGTATTACACGCGCATTATATTTAGGAAATCCACTTGCGCGTGACGTGCGACTCTTAGGCGCAACGCCTGTGTCTTGCCAATTGTAAAGACCACCGGGAGCTTGACCGGGAACTTTAGCCTTAGCGGCATTTGTTACTTCTTTCAGCGCAACACGGATTTCATCATCCATTTGCTTGCGAAGGTCAGGCGCAAACTTCTTCAAAGCCTTTTTAAGCTCTGGTACGCCTTCGACCACGACTGGCATTATCCCTGTCTTTCGCTTGCTGCTTTAATACCTCATAAAAGGCTTTAAGCAGATCCGTGTCCATGTTGATAAACTCGCTTGGCGCGATCCCGGTATGGATACTCAATTGAGCAACCCGATACGTGAAGGAATCGCGCGTTAGCCATTTGGGGAATCGCCTGCAACCACATCCACCGCAGCTAGTGTGTCCAGAAACGCAGCACCGAATGGTTTAACGTCTGGAGCATCTGCGCGGCGCAGACATTCCCAAGCCAGCCAATAAATATGCTCTTGCTTTTCATCTTCCCTAAAAGCCTTGTGGAAGCCTTTGCGGAATTGCTGCTCAAACGCATATTCCACAGACGGTGTGATTGAGTGTTCGCTCTTTGTACCGTCAGCCCTTGTGATTATTAACTTAGCCATGCCCATTTCTCCTATTTTACCAAGTACCTGTTGTGGTGCGTGTGATAGCAGAATTGATTGTGAACGTAATGTCCATTGTGCTCATGTCGCCTGTTGCGCCATTTTGCGGTGTCAAATTGTTAACCAAAATATCAAACGAATACAAAGCATTGGTCGCTGAAATTGCGGTTGCCTTATCGTTGATTGTCTTGGCAGCAACGGTTGTTCCGTAAGCTGAAGCAAGTGTTGCAAGTACGCTGCTGGCAGCTTCATCGTTTAGGAATGAAACGGTCAACGTGCCTGACTCCAAGCCTTTTACAAACTTGTGTGCGGTGTCACCCATTGCAGTCACTTCAAGCTCATCAAAAGCCTGATTGAGAGTCAATGAAGTTACATGGTCGCTAAGATCGATTGAGTTGATCTTTAGACCGACCTTGTTATTTAAGAAAATAGCCATTTACTATTCCTCATCTTTCTTAGCGGTTGGTTTGTCTGATTTTGCGACTGGCTCTACTTGACCGATTTTGATCAGAAAAGCCTCGCGCTCTTTGTCTACTTCAGCCATTATTAGCTCCAATCTGAGAGAACGCTGATAGATACTTCACCGGACAACAGGTCGCCTGCTATTCCAGTCAAGACTGCTGGTGCACTAAATGTGCCAATTGTATAAGCGAGCGATGACGCTTCAAGCTTATTTACAATGTTCAAATAAAAATCTTCAATGTTTGTTAAATTGCCTTGATTGTCAAACATTGGTGCTAGCACAACAAGTTTGAAATTGGCTTTTGGCTTAACCGTTTTGTAATGATCGTTGCTTGGCTCGATGTATGGATCACCGGGTTGGACGACAATGCTGTTAGCAAGGGGTGTAGCAGGTGGGAAGGAAAACACCTGCCACACCGCATTATCAGCTAGTGCAGTCGCGATTGTTCCCCGTAGGGTTGTTATTGCGCTCACCCTACTAGACCGCCCGGTGCTAGATGATCCGCAAGTAAGCCTCTAACGCGAGCCATGAGCGTATTACCCATGCGATACGGTGATGGTTGAAAATCAGGTGATATGCCGCCAGCGTTTGACGCTTGACGTGCCTGCCAAATATCAATTGCAATCATTAATGTTGCTTGATTGACTTCAGGCAATGTTTCGTAATCAATATGCGTAATGCCATAAACTTTGCCGTAGGGAACAAGTAAATTATATGCTTCGGCAGTCGCGTTATTAATCGTGTATTTAACAAAAAAAGTGCCAATTGCCGTTACGGTTTTAGATCCATTATATTTAGCACCTGCGTTTTCAACGGTAATCGTCTGACCGACAATAAAATCATGTGGAACGCTTGTATAAATTGTTGCAACGCTTGTGGTCGACTCATGCGCCACGATTGCATAATCATTGAACCAAAGTTTTGATTTAACAATGTTTTCTGCTGCCTGGCAAACTTCCTCAACAACTGCTGACGAATAGAGATTGCCGATACCAAGCGCGGAACGCAATTCAGCTTCGGTAACGTATGTGGCTGCCATCTCTATCCTTTCTGTGGGTTAATCCCGGCGCAAGGGCTGTGCGCCGGGATCAACATTAACTACTTACCTATCAGGTTAGGTTAAAGCGACGAACGCCGCCGGCAACAAGAACACCACAAGCCAAATAGCCATAGAGTGATGTTTCGATTTCGCCGGAAACTGGAACGTTGGTGCTTAGACGTAGAACTGGTGATTCGTAAATTGCAACAGATGATGGAACTACGATAAACGCAGATTCATCGATTGTTGTTGCGACAGCGTTTGGATCAACGTAAAGGTCAAGACCCAAAACGTTTCCACGAAGTGAAGATGGTGTTGCAGATCCGCCTGCATTGTAAGGCTGCGCTGCTGAATAGATTGGGCGACCTGTTGTATCGGTTGCTCCCATGAGTAGACCCCATTGAGAAGTACCGGCAATGTAACGGGTTGCAAGTTCTCCTGTTGCAGCGTATGCGGCTGGTGTTTCTGTTGAAACGTAGGAGATGATGCCTGCGGATGTTGCTGCAACTGCTGTTGCCTGTGTTCCGCCTGCTGTAAGAGCTGCGATAACTGCTGCATCGGTTGCCTTGTTGTATGCGCGCTGCATGTTATCAAGCATTGCTTGGAAGAATGAAGGGTCGCTGCGCTCTAGCAATTCGACCGAGTAACGCTGCAATCCGCTGTACTTCTTGACAGTCAAATTGACATACGAGCTGACAATGCCAGTTTCAGATGGTGCGCCACCTTCGGCAGTTTCTGCAACGGTTCCAGATGTCGTGATCTTTGGAACGCTTACGGTCATGCCTGCGGCAGGAATTGCGCGTGATCCGATTGCATCGATTGCTGGACGTGCACCAATAAGTGTGTCAACAACGGTGCTGACATACTGAACTGGTGAGAACGCTGGGTTGGTTGTGAATGAATCATCGGCTGCTGTCAGTGCCTTTGCAGCTTGTGCGTCAGCGTGCATTACCCATTCTGCTGAATCGGTATTGCCGAGTTTTGCCTTGATTGAGTGCTCAAGATATTGAGCTTTGGTCTTGATTGGTGAACGTGGCTCTGTGTAAAAAGATGCACTAATCGTTGGACGTGCGGCTTCTACTGGAGCAACCTCTACCGGTGTAACTGTTGGCTCTGGAGTGTTCTCCACGATAGCCTCACTTTCCGTAATTGGTTGGTTTGTTTCTTCCGCTTCGCTTTCGCTCGCGGCAACTTTAGTAACGTTTGCATTTGTAAACGCAGGTGATTCGACAAGGCTAACCTCTTTAAGAACGGCAGCCGTGACTTC